ATCCATGGTTTGCTCCGAAGATGCAAGTCTTCGAGTCAGGCGAAGTTCAAGACATGTGCGGTGAAGATGTCTCATTCTGCCTAGATGCAAAAGAGGCAGGCTTCGAAATCTGGTGTGATCCAAGAATTCGAGTCGGACACGAAAAAACAAGAGTAATTTAATGACAGAAAAGTATAACATCTACCGTAACGGGAAACAAATTTTTTCTGGTTTAACACAGATGGAATACTTTGACAGGATGGAAGACTTGTCGATTGAATATTATCAAACAGGTCATCCAAATCCTCAAGATTTAAAGACTGAAATCTATCAGGAAGATTAAATGGCATCAAAAACATCTATAACAAGTGAAAAAATACTGGAAATAGTCAAAAACAAGTGGCAAATTTTCGGTATCAGTGCCTTTCTTATTTTTATATTGCAACTTTTGTCGTCAAAAGTGCTTATATCAGTATTTTTAGGACTAATTATCACGGCTTTACTACCTTCTGAGTCATTAAATAAGGTATTAAAGAAAATTTCAACTAAAAAAGAGGAAAATTAACCAAAATGGCAGTAAGATCAAAGACTGGAGCATGGGGTTCAGAGCAAATTCTTGCTTTTCCGAAAAAATCTCGTCAGGGAAACGGAAAACACACAAAATATTCGGCAACCTCTCGTAACTCGGCTCGTAAAAAGTACCGAGGACAAGGAAAATAACCGAGGTGTCTCGAAAGAGGCACTTTTTTTATGTAAAATCACGTATAAATAAAGAAAAACTCCTTGTTTATGGCGATTAAAAGGATATCGAGAGCATTTAAAGACATAACATTGTCTTTTGAACCTCATCCAATAACAAAAGACCTACCAATATTAAAGAATGAGAATGCGATACGTAGATCTGTAAGAAATATAGTCGAAACTATACCTACTGAACGCTTTTTTAACTCGTTATTAGGTTCTGAAGTAAGAAGTAGCCTATTTGGATTCGTTGATTTTGGTACTGCATCAGTTATTCAGAGTCAAATTGAGATTGCAATTGATAATTTTGAGCCAAGAGTAGATAATGTACAAGTTCAAGTTAATCCTACACCAGAAAGAAATTCATTTGATGTAACGGTTCTATTTGATATCATTGGACAAGAGTTTCCAACACAAGAATTTACATTCATTTTAGAAGCAACAAGATAAAATGGGGTTCACTAAATACACAAACTTAGATTTTGACCAGATAAAGACTTCAATTAAGGATTATCTTCGTGCAAACTCAGATTTCAGGGATTTTGACTTTGAAGGGTCTAATTTTTCCATATTAATTGATGTATTAGCATATAATACGTATATTACTGCAGTTAATTCTAATATGATTGTTAATGAATCCTTTTTGGATTCTGCAACTCTACGTGAAAATGTAGTTTCATTAGCTAGAAATATAGGATATGTACCCCGTTCTAAGACGGCAGCAAAGGCAGAAATAACTTTTAATGTAGAAAGACCTGATGGTGATGATTCGGGCACTGTAACGCTTAAGAGAGGTCTTATATGTACAGGAAATGCTAATAATACTTCATATGTATTTTCAATTCCAGAAAGTATAACAGAGACTTTTAAAGAAACAACAACAGGTAAATTAGAAGCATCATTTGAAAATATAGAACTATATGAAGGAACATATTTAACAAAGCAATTTACATATGATGGATCCTTAGATCAAAAGTTTACTATTAATAATTCATCTCTCGATACTTCTACACTTAAAGTGTATATTAAAAATGAAAATGATGATGGATTGGGAACAGAATATTTTCCTGTAGATAATATTATTAATGTAACTTCTGACTCTAGAATATATCTTCTTCAAGAAGTACAAGATGAACAATATGAATTATTATTCGGTGATGGATTAATTGGTAAAAAATTAGGAACTAGTAAAGATAATGATGGTAATATAATTACTGCAAATTACATTATTTCAAGTGGTAAAGAAGGTAATGGAGTACAAAGTTTTTCTTTTTCTGGAAGTTTAGAATTATCTAGTGGATCTCTTATTAATCCATCAGACATATCTGTTACAACGAACCAGGCATCCCAAAATGGGGGTGATATAGAGTCAATTGACTCCATTAAGTATTTTGCACCTAAGATATATTCAGCACAGAGTAGGGCGGTTACAGCACGTGATTATGAGGCTATTATTAAGAAGATATATCCCGATACAGAAAGTGTTTCTGTTGTTGGTGGTGAAGAATTGGATCCTCCTGAATATGGAACTGTAACTATTAGTATTAAACCAAAAAATGGAACTTTTATCTCTGATTTTAACAAAACTAGAGTTTTATCACAATTAAAACAATACTCTATATCTGGTATAAGACAGAAAATAGAAGACATTAAAGTACTATATGTGGAAATTGATTCTTCTGTATATTATGATGCTACTAAAGTATCTACTGCAAATTCATTAAAAGAAAGTGTAATCAATACATTGACTACTTATTCCAATTCAGTGGACTTGAATTCATTTGGTGGAAGATTCAAATATAGTAAAATTCAACAACTAATTGACATGACTGATAATGCCATAACATCTAATATTACTAAAGTAAGAATTAGAAGAGATTTGAGGGCATTAATAAATCAATTTGGCCAATATGAACTTTGTTTTGGTAATAGATTTCATGTAAATAGTGATGGATTTAATATAAAATCAACTGGATTTAGAATAGCATCAGAACCAGGTACAGTATATTTGACAGATATACCTAATAGTGATAAGAAAACTGGAATTATATCAATAGTAAGACCAGTTAGTAATGAAGAAACTAAAGTTGTTATTAAATCTGCAGGAACTGTTGATTATGTTAAAGGTGAAATATTATTAAACACTATAAACATCTTGTCAACAGTTAAATCTAACAATATCATTGAGATACAAGCTTTTCCTGAATCTAATGATATTCTTGGTTTAAAAGATTTATATTTGAATTTTAGCATCTCTTCAAGTTCAATAAATATGGTTAAAGACGTAATTGCCTCTGGCGATGAAATATCTGGAGTATTGTTCTCTAAAGATTATTACACATCAAGTTACTTAAATGGGAATTTAATAAGACAATAATATGATAAAGACTGGATTTGAATCTAGAGTAAAGATTCAACAGATAATTAATAACCAATTGCCCGAATTCCTTTTGGATGAAAATCCAAAGGCTGCAGATTTTTTAAAGCAATATTATATTTCTCAAGAATATCAAGGTGGTCCTGTTGATATTGCAGAAAATCTAGATCAATATTTAAAACTTGATAATTTAACACCTGAGGTTGTAGTAGATAGCACTATACTTGAAGTTGGTATTGCATCTACAGATACTACCATTAAGGTTAATAGTACAAAGGGATTTCCATCAGAATATGGATTATTAAAGATTGATAATGAAATAATTACATATACTGGCTTAACAACTAATACATTTACTGGTTGTAAACGTGGATTTAGTGGTATTACGTCATATCATGGTGATATAAATCAAGAAGAACTTATATTTTCTTCTACTTCTGAGGATGAACATCTTGCCAATAAAAATGTACAAAATTTAAGTTCCTTATTTCTTAAAGATTTTTATAAAAAATTAAGATATACTTTTGCACCTGGATTTGAAAATATTAATTTAAGTAAAGAATTAGATGTTGGTAATTTTATAAAAGAAGCAAAATCTTTTTATCAATCAAAAGGAACTGATGAATCAATTAGAATTCTTTTTAATGTTTTATATGGAGTAACACCAACTGTAGTAAATTTAGAAGAATTTTTAATTAAACCATCTTCTGCAAATTATATTAGAAGAGAAGTTGCGATTGCTGAAATAATTTCGGGAGATCCTGTAAAATTAGTAGGACAAACTCTTACAAAATCTACAGATCCTACTACATTAGCATCAATATCGGAAGTTGAACCATTTACAAGGCAAAATAAGCAATATTTTAAACTTTCACTTTTTATAGGATATGATGACAATAATTATGTTGAAGGTAATTTCGAGATTACACCAAGTACAAAAAGCACTGAAAAAGTTTCTATAGGTTCTTCTATAATTTCTGTAGATTCTACAGTTGGATTTGCAAAAACTGGAATGGTAATATCTGGTATTAATAGTATTACATATTCAGATAAAAGTGTTAATCAATTTATAGGATGTACATGGTCTTCATCTTCTGGGTCTAATGAAGATATAATTGCTGCTGATAATATTAGATCTGATGAAATTTATTTTGGATTTGAAGATGGAGATCCTTCAAAACGTGTAGAAATAAGATTAACTGGAGTATTATCTGAATTTCAGCAAGTATCTAATACTTTAAAGGTTTCTGAGGGTGATATAATCTCAGTTAAGAATATTGGTGATTTAATAGAGAATCCAACACAAGGTACTAAAACTTATAAACAAATATTTGCAAATTCTTGGATATACAATACTAGTTCTACATATGATATTTTAAGTTTTGGAGAAACTTTATCATTAACTCTTAAAAGTGATATTGATAGATCAAGCTTAAAAATAGGAGATAGAATAGAAATTGTAGAAAAAAATTCATTAGGTGGTTCAGATACGGTAGTATATCCCACAGAAGAATCAGTATTGTTTAATATAACTGCTGCGACTGCCACAGGCACTGATTTTGGTGCTATTCCAGAACCTTATGTTACTGATATAAGTGGACGTTCAATACAACTTCAAGAGTTTAGTGGTTTTTTCCCTATTCCAGGTGCTTCTTATGGATTGAGAAGAAAACTCAATAAAGCAATTAGTACTGTAGTACCAATTCAATATGGAAATAATAAAATTATATCTGATATACAAAATCTTTACATTGATAAAAATAGTGAATATGCCTATGTTGCATCTAATTCATTACCATCAGGAATAGAAGGATATACTGGACCATATACTTACGAAATAACAAAAAATATTAATTCTGCTAAAATAGATTCCGTTGATAATTTAACTGATGTACTAACAAATAATGAATTTACTACAATAAAATTTAATAATAAAGCACCATTTATTACTGGTGATAGGGTATATTATCAACCAGATAATGCTCCTATTACTGGAATAATAACAGGATCATATTATGTTAAAGTTTTACCTGATGATCAATCTATTAAATTATATAATTCATCATCTTTTATGGAAGATGATACAGAGATAAATCTTTCACCACCATCAGGAGATTTTGGTACACATACATTTACATTATATAAACAAAGATCTTCTATAATTGGATCACAAAAATTATTAAAGAAATTTCCATTACCCCCAAATATTAAAAATGGAGATAATGAACTAACCACTCCAGAAAATATTGGAATGTTAATTAATGGTGTTGAGATTAAAGGTTATAAATCATATGATAATGTATATTATGGAAAATTAGAATCTTTAAATGTATTAAATGGTGGTAAAGACTATGATGTTATTAATTTACCAGTAATATCAATTTCATCTGGAATTGGATCAACTGCTTATGCTAGACCTGTAATTAGTGGAAGTGTTGAAAAAGTTTATGTAGATGAACTAGATTTTGATATTTCTAACGTATCTTCAGTTACAATAAGTGGTGGAAATGGTGAAGGAGCAGTTCTTGAACCAATAGTTACAAAAAGATCTAGAGAAGTTAGATTTGATGGAAGAGGAATTGACAGAGATGGTGGTGTAACAATAGGAGGATCTCAATTAATATTTTTAGAAGATCATTATTTCACTGATGGTGAAGAGGTAATATATGACTCCAATAATAATTTATCAATAGGAGTTGGTATTGGTACATCAACATTATCTAATGGTGGACGATACTTTACATCAATTGACAATAATTTAACAGTTAAACTATTTCCATCATTTGGTGAATATTCTAGTGGAATCAATACTATTGTGTTTAGTGGTATTAATTCTACAGGAATTCATAAATTTAAAACTGTTTCTAGTAAACTCACATTATCAGAAATAGATGTAATTAATGGTGGTAGTGGATATACTAATAGAAAATTAATTGTTAAGCCTACAGGAATTAATACTGTTAGTAACACTATTAATTTTAAAAATCATGGATTTAATGATGGTGATAATATATTATATTCCAATGATCCTTTAGTTGGTGGTGTTGGGGTAGATATTGTAGGTTTAACTACATTTACTGGAATAACAACAACATCTACTTATTATAAAATTTTAAAAGTAGATGATAATTCTTTCAGTATTGCAAACGCTGGTGTAGGTGGAACAATAACATCATTTTACGAAAGAAGAAAACCTGTAAATATTACATCTGTGGGAGCTGGAAGTAGTTATCATAATTTCTTCTATCCTCCAATTGAAGTTAATGTAAATTATACTGCTGCTGGAATTGGTAGTACTTCTCAAGTGCTTACTACTACTCCTATAGTAAGAGGTTCTATTATTGATGCTTATGTTTATGAGGGTGGAGCTGGTTATGGTTCAACTATACTAAATTTTGAGAAAAAACCAAATGTAACTGTAAAAAGTGGTAAAAATGCCGAATTAAAACCAATTGTTATTGGAACAGAACTTACAAATGTAAATTTAGAGTTTGGAGGAAGTGAATATACCTCTATTCCCGATTTAATAGTTAAAGATGTTAGTGGAAGAGATAAATTAGGTTCTGGTGCCGAATTAAGACCTGTTATTAGTGATGGAAGAATAGTTGATGTTAAAGTTATAAATCCAGGTATTGGATATTCTACAACTCCATTACAAACTACTATTTTAGTTAAATCTGCAGGATCTAATGCATTTATTGATCCTAAAATTAGAAAATTATCAGTTAATATTGCGGAAAATCGTCGAAATAGTGATTCTCCAATAAGTGAATATCTTCAAGAATCTAACAATAATTTACAATATTCAGTTTCTGGATATTTTGATACTTTAAGACAAAGATTTAAGGAAAATAGTGATGGAGATGTTCCATCTAATATAATTGGATGGGCTTATGATGGTAATCCAATTTATGGTTCATATGGATATGATGATCCTTCAATTAATGCAAATTCGAGAAGATTACTTACTGGATATGTAAAAGACAGTTCTAATATTGAAGATAGGCCATCGACTGAAGTATTCCCAGAGGGATTCTTTGTAGAAGATTATAAATTTATGAATAATGGGGATCTTGATGAGCATAATGGTAGATTTGCAAAAACTCCAGAATTTCCTGATG